GTGCTGTTGCCGTTGTAGCGTTAGTGACTGTTGCAACTGTAACGGCAAGAGGTGCTGCCGATGAAGGTGCTACAGAAAGTCCAACGATTGCTAGGGCTGCAGCAGTAGCAATTGAGATTTTCTTAAATGAATTCATTTATTTTTCCTTTTCTTTATATTAGATTGAATCTATCCAGATATTCTTTTACATCATCTGGCATAGGTTTATATTGTATCACATTGTCTTTATTGGTGTCAACTTGCTTTGGTCGATCACTAATAGTATGAACTTCAACCACTTGGTTTTGGTCCTTTGGGGTATGCGATATTGCCCCAAATATTGCTCCACACACAGCATCAGCCAAGTCCTTTGACTTTTTGCGTGGGTGGTCAACTCTATTATTTTTCATAATCTTTAATTGAGTAAGTTCATCAAATAATAATTCGATTGATGGCATAGCAAGTCTTTCCTCATATACAAGCATAGCCATATCTTCATAATGTTTCTTGGCAACAGAAACAGTATCAGTTCTCATTCCAACCTGCTTTAGTTCATTTTGAATGTCAAAAGATTGCCAACGGTCAAATGAGACCATTCCAATATTAAAACCAAGTCTTCTAAGGTTTTGAATCCACTGCTTTACTTCTGAAAGATTAACTGGTCCTTCAATCTTTGGCTCCCACCAAGCAACTGCATCTACTACTACAATTGGTGCTACTTGTTCGTAGTTATTAATTACCTGGATATTTACCCACTTATCTACGTGAGCAATTGCTACCGCACACTTATCGTGCTTTTGTGCAAGGTCTGCGTGTACATAATAAACCTTGTCTGGATCAGGCTTAAACGATTCATCAAACCTTTTAAATGTATCTACTGGGTTTCTTAATGTCATACAAGATCTTATTTTTTCTACCTGTTTGAAAAATGCATCGGAAGCAAAAGTTGGAACACACGCAAAACGCATCATTGCATCTCCAAGGTCTGTCATAAATGCAATCATAAAATCATCAATCTTACGGGTAGGGTTTACTTCCCACGTTGGTCTCTTTAGTGCAAAGACTCCTGGGTATTTGTATGAAAGAATTGTATCTTCGTCCCAGGAAATTTCAAACGAGTTGTCTGGACTATCTTCTGGCAGTAACGGGTTAATAGTAAACTTGTGTGTTCTTTCTATCACTTCTTTTTCAGCAATAACATCATCATACTTTTCTGAAATATAGTCACCTGGATATCTTGGAAAGGAAAGCAAAACTACCTTACCAAGGTCAGGGAAGCGAGAGTCTACTGATCCACGGAATGCTTTGTAGATATTTTCAGCAGTCTTTCCTTGTTCATTACCTGTTCCAACTTCAGATGCAAAACCAGAAATCTCATCAAGGACTGCAAGTAAAAGGTTTAAACCCTCATGTGATTCACGCTCTGAGTGACCAGAGTAAACAGTAATTGATTTATCAAATTCAACTGAGTCAGCCTTGGCATAGTACTTTCCTATAAACCAAGGGGACCTTTCAATCTTAGATTTAAAACCTTTAAAGAAAACATTCTTTGCTTGTTGTGCGTTAATAGCCACATTGATAAGGTCAATAGCATCTCCAGATGGCTTACCAAAATACTTTGCTGGGTCTTTCAAGCATAGAAGTTTATATACGATATATGCACAGGCTACTGTAGATACGAAGTCTTTTCCAGATCCCTTGCCAAGTTGCAGAATGATTTCATTCTTTGTATATTTATTGTAATATTGAATTCCTTTTTCTTCGCCCATTATATTTATTAAATCTTCTTTACGATAGATCTGGCTCATTGCTTCAACAATATCGTATTGGATATCAGAGAGCGGGGGCTGTCCAAGATATGCTTCTCCTTCAACAAATGTTTTTGCGTCTACTGGTATCTCATTAAAATGATCATCCTGTAGTGCTTCAAGAAACTCATTGAACATCGTGGACAACTGTAATCACCTCGTTGTCTTTTGCAAATGACGAGAGTCTACGCATAATCTCATCACGAATCTGCGGGTGTTCTGAAGCAATGTCTTTAAGAATTGAAACAAGAATTTCTTGACGCTTTTCAATTTCCATCATCTCTTCTGCAAGTTCTTTGTTCTCAAGAAGACCAGCCTTTTGAAGCATATCAATACGCTTAGACTCAATATCCATTACAAGTTTAATTGCAGCAGTCTTTGCACTAAGATTGTTAGTCATAGATGCTTCATCAATAACTTCATAAGTACGAGATACTAACTTGCTGTAGTGTGTATCTGCTGCTGCAAGTGCTTCTTTAGCACGAGCACGAATAGCGTCATTGGCAGAAGCCATTACCTTCCACTCATTTATAAGTGTTACAACTTTTTGTCTTGGAATAGCAAGTTGCTTTGAGATTACTGTTGGGTCATTACCCTTTAAGTATTCTTCAACAACCTGATTAACTTGGTCAAGGTGCTTTACTAAATCATCTTCAGTTGACATTATTTAACTCCCGTGCAATTTTTAGCAAGATTAAATAGCCAATCAAGTCATCGATATCATTGTCACCAACAAACGATCCGCCTCTTGAAATCCTAGAAAGTTTATCATCAATGCGAACGTGCAGTTGTTCAACATTATTAGAGGTAGCAAAAATTCTAACTGGGTTGAGCGCTGAATCTCCATAAGACTTATTTTTTGCAATAAGCATTGCCTTTATCTCATCACAAACTTGGCCAATAGTAAATTGGGTTTCTTCACTCATAGTTTTCCTCTTCATCAAGGTCCCAGTCAAATGCTTCTGGAACTCCTTTTAGTACAGCAAATGCAAAACTAAAACCAACTGTGCCTGCTACAGCAAGTGCCACCAGTGTCTTTTCAAATTTATTCATCGCTTTGATTTCCTTAACCCAAATTTAGCAAGGTAGACGTAGATAGTTTCAACACTTGATCCACACTCCTTTGCAATCTCTTCTGGAGACTTTTTATCCACAAGATATCTCTTACGCATAAAAGCCTCTGATGTATATAGTTTAGCACCCACGATATTAATTGTCAACTTCTTTCTCAGTAATATCATAGTTAAACCTATCAGAGTTTTCCATGATCCATTTATCTTGATTTTCAACATCATATTTCTTTTCATTAATTATTCTATCAATCAAGTACTCTTTCTCAAGTGTAAATGATGGCTCATAAATACGAACTCTATTGTTAGGCTGAATAGCAAAGTTTCCATCATCTCTTTGTATTACGTGACCACATTTATGATCTGCAGGACTTTCTGAATATCCATCATCCAAAACATTTGTGTCTGGATTATGCCAATCTAATGTAAATAAATAGGTACCCTTATGCATTGTCTTTGTTCTATCTATGTAAGACATTCTAAGGTTTGTTAGGTTTTCAAATCTTGTTACAGCAATATGATGACTAAAAGAATTCCACAAAACTAAATTATGCAGATCAACTTCAGGAATACCTGGCTCTGTACAAAAAGCAGAGATTGGAAGTCTCCACCATAGACCACCATCTGGCATCATAATATGAAACAGTGGGCTTCTAGACTTTAAACTTGAAACACCAAAGACTACACACTCAAAGTATTTATCGTGGCTATCTTGATGATTTCTTAAATAGTTTCCTCTTACATAGCAATTTATTGGTGGTATATTTGCATTTAACTCTGGCATTATTCAATCCCTCCTACTGCTTTATTCCAATTTTTAATTGCCCAATGACCAATCCCACAGGCATCGGCAATATCGTTATCATCTATTGTTCTGTCATATTGTAAATTAATAAAGTTAATGGTTCTTTGTTTTCTTAGTTCTCTTTCGTGAGACTTAAGCCAAGACTCTGACTTCCCTGGATTTTGAGACTTAATAAATAATTTTTCATCCTTAGAGATCTTCTTGTTTCCAATAAAGTTTTGCCAAGTAATTGGAGCAACTTTACCTATAACTTTTGTACCAGATTGCCCTGCTGCTCCAAGAATAGCACCCTGAACAAGTGCAAGGTCTGCAGCAGTTTTTGGGCTATTCATAAATACAGTATGCTCAATTACTATGGCTTCAAATGCACCATATATATCAAGAAAAGCCTTTACCTTTTGTCCTGCATCCATAACTTTTTCATATGTATCTCTGCCTTTAAATGTAATTTTTCCTACTGCATCTAAAGTTTTTTCTTCTGTATTAAAAATAGCAAAAGCAAGACTATTAGTGCTGGCATCAATAGCGCATATAGTTTTTGGAATCTGAGTTCCTATTGCTTCTGCTAGTTTCATTTTAAATTATCCTTAATTTCTTTTAGTGCTTTTGCTACATCAGAAGGATTTACATTACATTTAACACAAAGACTTTCATCATTATATATTGATAGAGCCTCTTTGCACGACTTGCAATTTCTTTCCTTGCCTTTTCTTTTTTGTCTTCTAGAAATTATATACCTTGCAGCAATTTTTTCTTTTGTCGAAAGGTCTCTACATTCTGGTGAACAATATATTTGATAGACAATATCTGTTTTAAATTCTCTATCACACCATTGACAATGCTTCATCTATAGGCTCCAAAGACTTTAGTTTAAAGTCTCCCTT